TAGCAGAATCGCTTAGAAACGAACCAATCGCTGCAACACCAATAGTGGCAGTAGCAAGTTTGGCAAAATTCTTTAACGAATTAGACGCATCCGAAACACCCTTGTTATCAAAAACGGATTTTAATGGAACAATAATCGCCATCAGAAACTCCTATTAACTAGCTTGTAAGCATTGACCAAAATTGTGTTGATAGCGTTCTCCACCGCTGGCAAAGCTTTCTCAACTGCCGGCCACACCAAACGTGACGGTTGCGAACCCAAAGCACGAATCAAAGAAATACCCTGAGTAGTAACTTTGTATTTCATCGTCTTACCGTTACGTTGAAACTCACGCGAATAACCAGGTGTCGCTTTAGAACCTTTACCAATAAACCTGCCAGACTTACCAGCCATGTCAACCACAGACGCAATAGGTGATTTAGTACGCACCGAAACCAAAGAAGTTTCATTACCATGTCTAGAAGAACGTGCACGAAAACTTAACAACGTCGCATCAAACTTAACACCTTGACCAAAACCCATACGGCCTTTACCGCGCATACCAGACAACGGCGTGAAACCAGACAAATTGTTTTTGATAGCACCCTGCAACGGTTTGCCAGCATCCTTAGCATCACGAATCAACTGTGTACGCAAAGTCGGATCAATAGCTTTCAAACGTTTTTGCAGTTCACGCGCATCGGTAACAGACATGCCATTAGCAACTTTTTGTTCCAACGTAATGTTCAACATGTCTAACTCCAATCTTTACAATTCTACCGCCAACAAGAAAAGCCACCCATCGGGCGGCTTCTCTCAATTTGCAGTATTCTTGGCAACCAAATAACGGCTCATAGTGAACAACATTCTTGGTTCAAGTTCCAACAACTCACGAGGGCTGATACCGGTTTCACAAGCCAAACCAGCAATAAACCAATGTGCGCTTGTTTCGCCCAGCCCTTTTATTTTGGGTCAGAATCGCTTGCAGTAATCGACGAAATAGTTTCAACCCATTCATCAAAAACTAATGCAGTAGCCTTAGTGCGCGTTTCAGAAGCCCAAGCTAAAAACAACAAGTGAGTAAACTTTGTTTTCTTTTCAAGTTCCGTAACCGACAAATCAAACTTGGTTTCAAACTTTACTAAGTCAGCCGCCGTGCACAAAACATCTTTAGCGTTGCCGTCTAAGTACTCAATGCGTAGGTTGATTTTCATGGTTATACGGTTCCGCGTGTAACGGTTCCAGCTAGTGGCCATGTAACGCTAAACGCGGCCAAGTCACCAACGGTTGAGTTGATTGGCTGGTAAGCGTTGATAAGTACGATAGCAGTGTATTTAGGGTTTGTTGCCGAAACGGTTCCAGAAGTTGGTACAAGGGTTACCGTACCAATGGTGTTGACAAGCGGCCAAATGGTCGCATCAACTGAACCTGCAGCAAAGTCTTGGTAGAAGTCTAGTTTTACAGAACCAGTTAGCAAACCGCCAACCATAGTTTTGTAAGTGTTACCAAAGCTTGTAGTCTCAACCTCAGCAGAAGAGATGTCAAGGGTAACAGCGTGTAGTGATGAAGTTAGGTCAGTCGCGTTCAAACTGATCTTGTAATCTGTTGCAACAAATTTTGCCATTATGTTTTCCTTTAGTTAGCCCAGACGCTGACTGCAAATTCAGCACCCGAATACGTTGTGTCGCCAAGAGTAATCTGCCCATAGCTGTTCAGATTCGTCACCCGGCAATCACTTGCTTTACCACCGAGTGTCTTATTAGATTCTATCGCTTGTTTGACAGAACGACCACCAGACGATGCGACAAACTCATCAAGTTGTGATTGAGCAACACGGTTATCAGAACGACCCACAATCAAAGTAACAGTAAATTGCCAACTGTCTAAACCGCGCCCAAAGGTTGTGTCATAAGAACCTGAGTTCAACTCAACAATAGCAACTGGTGGGTTAGGTGTTTCGGGTACAACAGCCGCCGCACGCAACCCATAAATAGTTGTTAGGTTATCAATGATGCCTTGACGGATTTCAGCAATAGTTGACATTAGGCGTAGTTTCTTACCAAACGATACGGGTCAATAAGTTGTTGCACATCCGGGTCAAGTGAACGTCCTACACGCAACACACCCATGTCACCAAAACCAGCAACACCCAAAGGTGAATCGTTACGTTTGAAAATACGTGCAGCTTGAATGATGGCAGCTTGTTTTACACCAGTAGGTATAGAAGCCCAACCCCAAACACCCGTGATTTGCACCAAAGCATTCTCACCAATCGTTGGGAACAAGTAACGCCACAACGCCCGAACGCCGGTGTACGGTGTGGTTACACCATCGGCAAAACCATTCAAAGGTTCAAGTTGATAATCAGTTGCATCCCACGAAACATCAAATGATCCGTTAGAGTTTACAGCAGTTTTCAAAAGGCTAATAGATTGAATGTCATTGATAGGGCAATAGTACGCATCTTGTGCAGAGAAGTACCGTGTCGCTGTACCCATGTTGTAAAACACGCGTGCACAATAAGTGTCAATCAAACGTGAAGCCGATTCGACAGCCAACTCAATCAGAGAATCATCAACTGTGTCAGAGATACGCAAAGAAGCTTTAACATCTGCCAGGGTGCAGTAACCGTTAGTAATAGCCATACAACAAGTTTACCTTGACAAACGTTGTTTGATTTCAGTTGAGCTGATACCAGTCGTGTACGGCAAATATATTAACCCAATACCGCGTTCATCCAACCAGTCTTGTGTAAAACCCATTTGTTTGTGATAGTCGCGCCGCGCCCAATCGGAACCAATAACAATCAGATCAGGTTCAACCAAATCAATAGTCGGTTTAGAATCCGCACCACCACTATTAGGTACAACAAAAGTCACATACTTGCAAGCTTCTAAAACACTGGCACGTTCGCCGTAAGACATTACAGGCGGTTTGCCTTTATACGTTTCAATGAATTCATCGGTATTCAAAGAAACCCACACATTACCAAAAGTTGCACAACGTTTCAAAAACTCAACATGGCCGGCATGAAACAAATCGAACGTACCACCAGTGTAAATCAATCCCATCGGTTCAACCGTCTAGTTTGCAACGACCAACTACCCTGGCTAAAATCATTATTTTTTATTTTGCTCTCATAGTAAAAATGGTTGCGGCCAAACGTCACATCGTTTATACGGTGAAAACCTGAAGCCAAAGTAGAACTATTGTCATGGTGAACCATCGCATCAATGTAACAAACAACCAAACCAGCATTCAAATAACGGCGTTCATAATCGTTATCTTCAAAATAGATTGGGTAAAAGTTTTCATCAAACAAACCAACAGCTTCAATAGCGCCCTCACCAAAAACAACACACGACCATTTAGGCGAAATTTCTACAAAGTTCAAAGCCGAGGTATCAACTTTGTTTGCAATACGAGCCAACGCACCGGGTTCAAACCACGCATCATCATTGACCAAAACCCAATAAGGCACATAAGGTGTTGACTTGATAATTAAATTCCATGCACCACCAAAACCCAAACCAAACGGGATTCTTAACACCCACATCTTTTCAACCAAATCAGGTTTGACCGGTTCCCAAGTTTGTGTACCCGAATTATCCACGATAACCAAATGTTCAACAGGGTAATCGATTGACGCTAATAAACGGTCAGCTAAATCAAACCGTTTCAGCGTAGCAAAACCAAGTACAGGGATCACTTGAAAACCGCCCCCCTTGCCTTTCGTGCGGCACATCTAAGGCGGCTCTGTAACTTTGGCAAGCGGCTCGACCTATAAACGCAAGTATTAGCGTAACAAAAAATTATCATTTTAGCAACTTAGCCAAAGCTGGTTTCCATTGACGTTGATAAACCGTCTCAGCTTTATACTGTGCCACATGATCTATAGAAACTTGTGACCGCCCACGCCCACGCGCATAAGCTTGCTCCAACGCATCAACAATGCCAGGCACACTAGGTATGTTGAAAAACGATGACTGGCCAGCATCAAACAACGGTTGCCCTTCAACAAGCCAACCATCTTCCGAAACAAGTTCAGCAGTGGCAGCAAAGTTAGAACCAATGACTGGAGTGCCACAAGCTTGCGCTTCAATGGTAGCCACACCAAAACCCTCACCATAAGAAGTGGCTAACAAAACATCCATAGCCGTATACAAACCAGCCAAAACATCTTGCCCAATAGAACCATGCAAATACGGGATAGGGTCAACAAACACAACCTGGTCTTTAGACAAACCAACAGCTTCACAAAGTTGTGTAAGATTCCAACCACCATACGCACCAAACACGTCACTGTGAACATACAAAACAGCATCAGGATGACGTTTAGCAAACAAACTAAACGCTAAAAAGTTTTCACTAAAC